AAAAACAACCAACCACCTATTGAAGCCTTTGCATATAAAACAACCTCCCAACCATAATTAGAAGAATAAAAATTAGCAGAGTCTAAAGCTACACCTGATAACTTAGTTTGAGAAGTTACTGCCCCACCATTCTTAAATACTTCTGAGAAAAATACAAAGTCTGTACTTGTCATTATTGCAACATCTCCACCTACTTTTATAACTGATCTAACACTCAATGGAGATCCTATTTTATATATACCTATTAAATTCCAGTTGTTAGCATCAGAAGGGTCAGATCCATCATATAATATAGCAGTGCCACTAGACATGATAAATAAAGCATAGTCATCAACTCCGTCTCCTCCATCGTGATTCCAAGTTGCCATAGCAATTAAATTACCCCCATAAGGAGCTATACCAGCAAGATCAAATTTAGTAAAAGATCCTTGTATTGCGTTTGTTGCTCCGTAAAAAAAACAAGAATCATCAGTTGACCAAGTATAAAGCCTATTTTTATGAACATTGCAACCATCTAATTCTGTTGCTGTTAATCCTGTACCGTTTATAGTTGAATTGCTTAAACTTGTGCCATTATATACTTGAGGAGTGTCCACTCCATTAAATAATAATAAATTGCCATTCATACTTACTGTTTGCCATCTGGCATTTGCAAATCCTGATCCTAAGTTGGTTATTGAGGAGGGGTTTGTGACATCGTTTATTTCATCTGAATTTGCACAAATAAATTTCTTAATTGTACCATCTCTTAATTCTGCTAAAGTTTCTACATTGCCATTTAATCCTGTTGCGTATTCTGAATATCCTTTTCTTGTTACTAATTTACCTTGTGAAGGAAACCAATTTCTCATTTCTGGAGCGTCTGTAGCTTCCATTTGCGACAAAGAATCTCTACTATTAAGACCACCAGTTGGTGCGGCAACATTAGTTCTTAATGCCTGCCCTACTCGTTCTTGTTGTAATCCTGGATATTGTCTTAATATTTCTAATACCATTAAATTGTTATAATTTCTGGATAACCAATTTTACCATTTCTTAATCTTGTTGCTTTGTGTCTGACGGTTTGCCTTCCTGCATTAATTGACATTCTTTCAGCTAGTGCTAAATTAGCTGTTCTTTGATCTTCTGCGTATGGTCTGCCTTGCACTTTTAACAAGTTCCAAGTTGCATCTAACTTTAATATATATTCATCTATTATAGAAATATCTGTATCAGCAAGCCAGCTAGTTTGAGCAGCTCCTCCACTACTTTTTACTAGATTATTGCTTACATATTCAAAGACATACCCATTTGTTGAGGTTGGCGTAGGGTATATTAAGATTTCATTACTTCTGACCCTGTAATACTCTAAAACTGCCCCAGATCCTACTGTACTATTTACCAACTCCCTCCAATCTTGAGGAGTGGTAGATCCAATCATTTCTCGCTTGGCAGTTGTATTCCAAAAAGAATTATTTACTATCCTGTCAAAATCACTAGGTAAGTTATAATTATTTTGAGATGCAACCGCGTTAAAACTGTATTCTTTTAACAACTCTTGCCAGTAATAAGATCTGGCAAGGTTGATTATTGATCTTTTAAGCACCTCCAAGACTTGAACAGCAACTGTTTGGTTGTTACCTATAATTGTTGTTGGCACTGTCGCAGACTTAGTCTGTTGCAGTATTTCTTGCGCGATACTTAAAAGTGTCATTATTTTTTATTTAAAAAGTTTCGTAAATCAATAAAAACTTGATAAGCCTTTGGAAATCTTTTTTTATCTTCTATAAAAAAACTATCTCCTAATTTATTAGTAAATTTTTGTTCTCCTGTAGGTCTTATTAATTTTGTATATTTATCATTATAATTATAAATAGATATATATTCTTTTACAATTTCGTTATTATTCTTTGTTTTTATTGATTTTTCAAAAAACGCTACATTCCACCCGCTTTCATTGATAAATTCCGCCTTATCTTTGCTAACTATAGTTTCGCCTTTTTTTAACTCTCTTTTTGTCATATTTTTTTAATTAAGTTAGGGGTTTTTACTCCCCTAACAGGTTTTAGTTGTCTTTACCGTCTCTAACAAAAGGTCTTGCAATCTCTAATTCTGCTAAACCAGTTGATGGAGTGTCAATAGCAGAAGCTCCCTTGCAATTACTTATGTAATCACCAGCAACATCAGCATCGTCAATAGTACCTGCTGTTGAGGTCAAATAGCAATCAGCATTATCAGCAAAAGAAGCTGCTACTTTACCAACTGCTTTACCGCTAATCTGATACCAACCATATTGGTTAGCTATATTAATAGATAATGCAAAAGCTACTGAACCGATTGCATTTGCAGAGGCTAAAGTTGTTGAATAATCATCAGGATTATATACAACTGCTGAACCAACAACTGTTGATGCAACACCTTTTAAATAAATAAACTCACCAGTACCATAATCAGTATCTGCTTTATCTACTGCTTTAATAATAGTTCCTAAAGGAAGATTTTTAACTGTTGAAGTTTCATCTATCTTTTGTGGATTTATTGTGTTTTCTATACTTTTAAAATTTGACATTATTTGAAATATTGCGAGGGGGATTGCCCCCTCTTGTTAATTAGTCTATCATTACACCATGTACTCTTGCATTATCAATGGTTAGGTTCATTAAACCTGTCATTGGCAATACAGAAACCCCTTGGTTTACTGGTCTAGTTACTTCCCCTTTTTCCAAAAAGTCTCCTAAATGTTTTAACTTAATATGTTGAGAATTTAAGAAATACATATGATTAACGGGGCATTCCGGATCATAGTAAACATCAGCTCCTTTGTATTGTAATACATCGAAACCTGCGTCAGCTAATTTACTGCTAGCTACTCTTTGGATAGTCTGCAAAGAGTCTTCATAAAATCCGAAGTTTATATCATCAGCAGTTATCAAATCAACCTGTTTACCAGCTTGGGCTTGACATCTTCTGTAAAGGCTATTCATTGCTTTTTGAATAGTTGTTGCATCTTTAGTTGCTGACTCTACTGAAAAATCATAGATTTTGTTTCTAAAAAAAGCACCTTCTGTCGAAGATCTATCGATACCGCCTACCGTTCCAGATGTTGGGTCATCAGCAACTAATAATTGCAAACCGCCAATTTCTTGACCACCTGTACCAGTACCATCCGAATAAATAGCAGATCCAAGTTTATTTTTAATTGAGATTTCTAAGTTTTTAATTTTCTCCTCCATTAAATTTGCAATTCTTTCTTTACCAGAGTTTTGTTTCATTTCCTTATCAGACATTTGAATAGTACCAGTAATGATTTTTTGTTCAAAATCTGCTGCGGTAATGACATCTTGGATAGTAGTGTCAAAAGTATCAAATTCACCCTGAAATTGTACTGTTCCATTTGAAGCATAAGTTAGATTCTCTCTAAAAGCTACACCACCAGATTCTTTAATTATATTTCCCTTTTCTTTTAGTCTTATAAATAAAGGGTGAAAATTTTCGATATTGTCAATAACTTCTTTTCTATAGTTATGTAATGTCGTTGTCAATATCTCCGAAATATTAGGATTAGTCATTTTTAAAATTTATTAAAATTATTATTAATAAATGTTTAAAGATTATGCAAAAAGTTCAGAAATAGCCTTATAGTTTAGCTCTTTAGCGGAAAGGTTTTTATTGCCACTGCCTACGCTAGGAGAATATTTTTTATTTTTCTTCACTTTCTCAAGAGCTTCTTTTTGTTTAATCTTCTCTTTTAAAAGTAATTCTTGCCTTTGCTCTCCTTCTAATTCATCATCAAGTAACACTGCTTTATTATATGCCTTTTCTAAGGTCATTGTGCCGTTTTGATCTGCCTGGAATAACAAAGACATATTCTTTCTAACTCTTTCAAAATAAGGATGTTTTAAACTTCCATCTTCATTTTGACTTTGTGCAAAGCTTGTTAATTCTTTTTGCACCGTTTGAGCTTGGCTTACCGCCTCCTGTTCCTTTAACTCTTGCAATTGTCTCTCAACATTTTCAAGTTGTTTTTTCTGCTTTA